CTGCTGCTACAGATATGGACATTCTAACCGATGGTACTGATAAATTCGTTGGTGGGCTGTACATGGGTAAAAGTGATGCAGCAGGTAAAACTTTTATGTCAGGTGGTTCTAATGATGTTATGACTTTTAACGGTACTACTCAAGGTGGTATAGTTGGAACAGTTATCAAAGTGACTGCTATTGGTGCAGCCAAGTATGCGGTAGAGGGTATTAACCTTGCTTCTGGTACTGTGGTGACTCCATTCGCAGACGCATAGGAGTAGGATATGGCAGATGCAGTAACCTCAACAACGATTGTTGACGACGATAGAAAAGCTGTTATACAGTTTACTAATACGTCTGATGGTACTGGTGAATCAGCTGTCACTAAAGTAGATGTAAGTGCATTAGCTGCAAGAAGCACGGATGGTGCTACTTGTACAGGCTGTAAAGTTAATAGAATAAACTATTCGACTTTTGGCATGAGTGTAAAGTTATTATGGAACGCTAGTACAAACACTATATGTTGGGATTTAAATTCTGATTATAGCGATGACATAGATTTTTCCTATATGGGTGGTCTGCAAAATACTGCAGCAGCAAGTGGGAAAACAGGTGACATAAAACTAACTACCACTGGACACGCTAGTGGTGATTCTTACGTTATAGTGTTAACAGTTGTAAAAGAGTACTAAACACATGGCGACCTCAGGGACGAAAACATTTAGTCTAGACACAGCACAGGTTATAGAAGAAGCCTATGAACTTGCTGGTCTTGAGTTAAGGACAGGATATGATGCTAGGACTGCTAGAAGATCATTAAACATTATGTTTGCTGATTGGTCCAATCGTGGTATAAATCTTTGGACAGTAGAACAGGTTTCATTAGATTTCACTAATGGAACTTCTTCCTACACCTTAAACTCTTATGATGTTGACGTCCTAGAGGCTATCGTACGTGTCTATGACAGCACCAGCAGTTCTACTTACAGTGACATAACTTTAGAGCGTATAAGTAGATCTGAATATTTAAACATACCAGATAAAACTTCTAAAGGTCGACCCTCTCAATATTTTGTAGAAAGAAAAGAAACCCCAGTTTTATACGTATACCCTACACCAGATGATGCTACTACCTATAAGTTTATTAGTTACAGAGTACAAAGAATAGACGATATTACTGCTTCTACACAAGATCAAGAAGTACCTAGTCGATTTATTCCTTGTATGTCTTTAGGGTTAGCATATCAAATAGCATTGAAAAAGAATCCACAAAAGTCTCCGTTGTTAAAAATGGAGTATGAAGAAGCGTTTAAAAGAGCTGCAGATGAAGATAGAGACAGAGCAAGTATAAAACTTACTCCGAGGATAGGGTACTAATGGCATACGCAAGAGGTAAAAACGCATATGGTATATGTGACATAAGTGGATTTAGATATAAATTAAACACTATGAAAAAAACTTGGGATGGTTTGTTAGTTGGTCCAGACATGTATGACCCTAAACACCCACAGCTTGAACCAAAACGAAACATATCAGATCCTGAAGCATTACTTAACGCTAGACCAGATGTTAAGTCAACCATACATTTAGGAACAGTTTTAGTAAAAAACCCAGTAAACAGTGCAGGAGTAAGTTCACCCATAATGTATGCGTTAAACAGCAACACTATAGGGTCGAGTTTTACAGGATACCAAGCAACAGCAGAGCTTGGAGGAGTTAGTGTAAGCACATGAGTTGGACTAACACTACATTAACCACAGCTATTAAAGAATATTTAGAAAATACAGAGTCGTCTTTCGTTTCTAATATTCCTAACTTTATAAAAGCTACAGAAGAGAAAATTTTAAAAAGTGTACAGCTGGATGAATTTAAAAAGAATGTAACAGGTACTGGCACAGCCAGTAATACATATTTAGCCATGCCTAGTGATTTTTTAGCTCCGTTTAGTTTAGCAGTTATAGACGAAAGCAATATATATACTTTTTTAAAATTAAAACATGTCTCATTTATAAGAGACTACACTCCAGTTGCTTCTACTACAGGCAATCCACAATACTATGCTGAGTTTGATAGCGATACATTTATACTCGCACCAACACCCAGCAGCAATTTTACATTTGAGTTGCATTATTTTTTTAGACCTCAATCTTTGACAGACAGTTCATCAACAACATGGATTTCAGAAAATGCAATAAATGCACTACTTTACGGAAGTCTAGCTGAAGGTGCTATGTATTTGAAAAATTTTGAATCGATACCAGTTTACGAACAACGTTTCCAAGAAGCTATTATGATGCTTAAAAACCTTGGAGAAGCTAAAGACACCAGAGACCAATATAGGTATGGTGAAATAAGGAGAGAGCCACAAGCATGATAGAGATAGACACTACATCCACATTAGGATCTATAGGTGTTTCGACTACCGAGCACAAAGGTCATACTCCTGAGTTTTGGGCAGAACGTTGCACAGAAAGAATATGTGGTATTTCTGATAGTGCAGAACCACATGTTCGTCAACAAGCAGAAGCATATAGACTAGCTATTTATTCTGCAATACTTTATTATATTAAACAAGCAATTAACAGTCAGGTTGTAACTATGAACAATGTATTACAACAACAGGGTCATAAAGATCTGGCTAAAATATTACAGGAGCTGAAATAAAATGGCAATTACATCAACATTAACAACTAGTTTTAAAAAAGAACTTTTAGAAGCTACACATAATTTTTCTGCTTCAGGCGGAAATAGTTTTAAACTAGCTTTATTTACTAGTTCAGCGTCACTAGATGCTACTACAACTGCATACTCAACTTCTAATGAAGCGAGTGGAACTAACTATACTGCAGGAGGAGCAGCACTTACTAATGTAGCTCCAACTACAGGTGGTACTACTGGGTTTACAGATTTTTCTGATCTAACTTTTAGTAACGCTACCGTAACTGCTAGGGGCTGTCTTATTTATAACGACACTAATAGTGATAAAGCAGTAGCAGCAATCGACTTTGGTGGAGATAAAACATCTACCGCAGGCGATTTTACTATAGTTTTTCCAGCAGCAGCAGCCAGTACAGCGATTATACGTATAGCCTAAAATGTCTCAGTACCTAAATGGCTGGGGACGTGGTACTTGGGGACAACTCGATTATGGTCAATCAGCAGTTCCTCTTGAAATAACTGCACCAGCAGCAGGATCAGTAGGTACACCTGTTGCAACAGTAAATGCTCAGGCTATCGTATCAGTGGCTGGAGTTACTGCCAGTTTAGGTAGTGTAACTGTTACTATTCAAGCTGACGCTAATGTAACACCCTCAACTTTATTAGCAGCAGGTAATCTAGGTACTGCCACAACAACTTCAGTGAATAATATAAGCGTAAGTGGATTAAGTAGCACATCAGCTTTAGGCACATCAAGTTTATCAACAAACAATAATATTTCTGTTGCTGATGATTTTGACTCACCTATGTCTGGTTTATTAGGTACTGTTATTCCAGCTAGTAATAATAATTTATCAGTTTCTGGTTTTAGTAGCACGTCAGCTCTGGGTACAAGTTCAGTCAGTACAGTAAATAATGTTTTTATAGATGGTGTTTCTTGTACTTCTTCTTTAGGAACAGTCACTACAATTTGTAAAGCAAACGTATCTCCAGAATCAGTACAAGCAGAAGCTTTATTAGGTTCTACAACAGTTTGGGGTTTGGTAGATGATTCACAAACACCAAATTGGCAAGAAGTAGCTTAACTTTTGTGGAAAAACAACTTATAATAAATTTGCACGGAGAAAAACATGGCAACATATGTAAATGATTTAAGGTTAAAAGAGATAGCCACAGGTGATGAATCAGGAACTTGGGGAACAAGCACTAATACTAATTTAGAACTTATTGCTGAAGCTTTTAGTTATGGTACCGAAGCTATAACAACCAATGCTGATACTCATAGTACTGAAATAGCTGACGGTTCTACTGATCCTGGAAGATCAATTTACCTTAAATACACAGGTACTCTTGATAGTGCTTGTACTATTACTATTGGACCAAACACGGTATCAAAACTTTGGTTTATAGAAAACGCTACATCTGGTTCGCAAAACATAATTATTTCACAAGGTTCAGGAGCTAACATAACAATACCAGCAGGAGATGTAAAAGTAGTTTATTCAGACGGAGCAGGTTCAGGAGCAGCAGTAGTAGACGCTTTCGCTAGTCTCAACGTTGTTGATTTAAAAGTAGAAGACGACCTTACAGTTACAGATGATTTAATTGTAAATGGTGATATAGACTTAGAAGGCAACATGGATGTCAATGGAACTCTTGAAACAGATGCTATTTCTATTGATGGAACTACAGTCACATCCACCGCAGCAGAGCTTAACATATTAGATGGAGTAACATCTACAGCAACAGAACTTAATATTTTAGACGGTGTAACTAGTACAACAGCAGAACTTAATATTCTTGACGGTGTTACTAGCACAACAGCAGAACTTAATATTCTTGATTC